CAGCAGTCCGCGAATCGGAACGCGCGGACGGTCACCTCCTGCTGGTCGATGCTGCGTTGGATGTCACGCCTCGTGATTCCAGGAATCCCATCGGGATGCTTCCTGAGAAACTGTTGGGCGTCTTCTATGCTCTGGATGCGGTCGGCTCGGAGGGCGCAGATCGCTTTGTGGGCGTTGTCGGCTAGGTCGTAGACCTTCCATACCCCGACGGCGATTCCGACGAGGACGAGGCCGATGCCGAGAGCGACGGCGGCGTCGGTGAGGTGGCTGAACCTACGAGCCATTCCCGGTCCGTTTCAGGACTTCGTTGCCGACGCCGACGAGTACAAGCGCGATCCCTCCGAGGGTGATGTCGGGCGTCGCTCCGGTGATGACCCATTTCGCGGTGATCGTCACGATCATGACGCAGCCTACGGCGAAAAGGATCCAGTCTCGGAGTGCTTTCCCGATCTGGTCATCCACTATCGCCACCCTTCGCCCAATCGCTCATGTCGGGATACGCGTGACTCGGATGAATCCGGGGAGGTCAGTCGTAGCGTCGCCGGCCGCGCCGCCAGTACCAGCCTGGTACGTCCACGAGCCGGCGGCGCCATTCCAACCCGCGAAGTTGTAGGTGTGGCTCGCCGCTGTGGGGGTTAACCGGCGAGCTGCGTAGACGGCTCCCTGGGTGCCGCTGACCGCGAACCGGGCGAGCGTCCCTAACACCGTCGTCCCGTCCCGGAGGATCAAGAAGCTCGTCACGGCCGCCGACGTGGCTTGTGGGCAGTAGAACTCGATCAGGTGCGGCGCGTTCTGGTAGGTGATCGCGCCGGAGCTGACGATCTGGTTCGCGCCGCCGACGGTCGTCGCGTTGACGGTGACATCGCCCGTGAACTCGGTATATCCAACCTCGGCGAGAAACGCGAGATCGTTGACGATCTCGTTCCAGTTCGTCGCGGTGACGGTGTAGCCGGATGACCGGGTGGATGGGACTGACCATGCCACTAGACGTCCTCTTTCGCTTGTCTCATCGCCTCAACCAGCGCTTTGCGAGCGGAGACAACGGCCGGCGTGTTGAGGAGGGCTTGTTCGGCGCGGAACCGCCTGAGTTCGGCTTCCGCTGCGGCGACAGCCTTCTTCTCGGTCGGGCCACGCCCGAGAACGGCATCGTCGCCGTCTTCGATCTGGATGACGACTTCGCTCGTCTCGTGGTCGCCGTTCTTCATGGTGCCGCTGCGGCGGATGACGGTGTAGTTCCTGGTCATGCGAGGATCGTCGTCGAGTTGAGTTCGCTGTACCCGGTGACGCCGAGGTACCAGACGGCTTGGCTAGCGTCGATGCCGCGGCTGAGGTTCCAGGTGCAGGTGAGGTTCCCGTCGGGTGTCCATGTCTTGCGTTTCCCGAGGATGCGGGTGATGACGTCGACTGGTTCGGCGGTGTCGGTGCGGATCTTGACGCGGATGGTGTCTCCGATCTCTCTGGAGAGGATCTGGAGTCTCCCGTTCGCCGTGACGCCGTCGAGGTCGATCGATTCGACGCGGGTGAGGGGTTGGGAGAAGTGGTCGGCGATGCCGGCGGCGGTGAGGTCGGCGTCAGCGTCGCTTTCGACGATGAGGCCAGTCTGGTTGTAGCCGCGGGTGAAGAATTCTGATACTGACGCGGCGTCGGTCCTGGTTTGGGCTGCGCCGCCTTCGCGGCTTATGGTGATGGTGTTGTAGAGGTCGTCATCCTGTTTGATCTGGAATGCTGTGTATTCGATGTCGCTGCCGTTGTCGCTGAACGTGGCGGCGCTGGTCGGGGTGTAGTCGGCGCCTTGGTAGGCGGGGTTCCCCGAGTCGTCGAAGTAGAAGAGGCCGAATGGTTGTTCGGCTTGGGCGACGAGCATGATCTCTGAGAGTTTCGACTGGCCGGTCTGCATGCGCGCAGCGACGTTTAGGAGTTGGCCTCCTGTGATGCCGGCGGTGCTCCAGAGCGTGTTCGTGGCGAGCGCTGCGACGCGAGTCCCGGTCGGTTGTCCTGGGTTGCCTAGGTTGAGGGCAGCGTCGGCGTGGGCGGCGATCCTCGCTGCGGGCAGGGCGTAGTCGTAGAACGCTGCGAAGCTGATCGTGCGGTCAGAGGTTGAAGACTCTCCATGACCGGACGTGGCTACGTAGAGGTAATCGTTCGCGTCGGGAGAGATCAGGTTGCTATTGCTCGTCACGCTCCCGACGAGGACTCCATCCTTGTAGTAGGTGAGGGTAGAACCATCCCACGTCATCGCGTGGTGATGCGTACCGCCGGAGAAGTCCGTCGGGGTCGATTGGATAATCGCTCCCGCTCCTGTCCCGACATAGGCGTTAGCACGTCCATTCTCTAGCTGGAATATCCCTGTGCTATTCGCGGCGCGGTAAGGACCCACTAGAAGAGTCCCGCCCGGTGAAACTCCAGGCATCGTCGCTACGCACTCAGCGGTGAACTGGTTCGCATCCGTGAAGACATTCACGTCCTCAAGCAGTGATCGTCCATATGCAACATCTGACGAGACGCCGAACCTTGCGGCATACCCAGAATCACCCGTGACCGGATTCGGCTGGACATGATCCACAACACCATTCTTATAGGATCCCCCCGGCCCCACCAAGGACGTCATCGTCGCGCCGCTCTGCTCGTTCAGCGGGAACAACGCTACCGGGTTATCGGACTGGAGGACATCCGCATAGGTCTGCGCATCCGGCGGAGCTAAGACGGGGAGCGTGTCGAGACTCAAGATCCCGACGCCATCCACACACGACACCGTCGTCGTCGCGTTCGCCGGCAACGCCGCATAGTCAACATCCCAACTCTCGGCGAACCAGATCCCCTGCGGATAATCAACAGCGTCCGCGGTGATAGTGATCTTGAAGCGCCGCATCGGCCGGACCGCGGGATAGTATGGACTGCCGGTATAGTCTGGTTCGAAGAATCGTTGCGAGTTATCGAGGATGATCGTCGCCGTCCCGGCCTGTGGACTGTCGAGGTCGCTAGCCTTCCCCGACGAATAGTCGACGCTGATGACGTAGTCGCTGATGTTCGTCCAAGTCGCAGCGGCGTTCGAGACGCTGAGGTCATCCTTCGAGAACTCGACTTTGCAGGTTGAGAGCGCCATCTAGGTGGGGCTGATGATGAGTTTCCCGCTATTCGCGCGGCCATAGCTGCGTTGCGAGTCGCGCATCCATTTCCCGACGAGCTTCCCGTCGAGATATACGTTCCCATGTCCCTGTGTATCACCAGCAGCTCGGGGGTGGTGGACAGGTTGAGCTCCACCACCGAGGATGTCGCTGGGAGATGGGATGTCGGGTAGATGCGCGATGACCCACTTCATCGCGTCTATGACTGCTTGGATCGCCGTGGCGAGCGCGCTGATGATCGGCGTCGCCACCGTAGAGATGATCTGCACCGCCTTAGCGACCGCCTTGAACGCGCCACCGGAATGCTTAGACAACCAGAGAATCGCCGGCGCTATCACGTCAGCAAGGAGGTGACCGAGCAGGTGGAGGATGGGTTGGATAGCCGTCCATGCCTGGCTGAGCGCCTTCTTGATGTCAGGCCACGCCTGGATGAACCCTTTCGCCAGGTTCCCCATCACCTGCTGCACGAACTTCAACGCTCCTCGCAAGCGTGGGAGTACCTCTTGTGAGATGAAGTTCGCCGCTGAGGTGACGGCGTGTTTTATCTGATTCCAGTGCGCGCGGATGAATCCAGCGACGGCGCCGACGACGCTCCCGACGAATGTGAACGCCGCGGCGAGCGCATGCAAGACTGATCGCATCACCTCATGCGCCGTCTTCGACTTCTGGAGCTGCTGCACCCACATGGCGAACTGGGTCGCTAGCTGGGTGAGGATGGGCAGCATCGCCGTTCCGATGACTTCGCCGAGGTTGCTGAGCGCCGTCTTCGCCTTCCCCAACGATCCCGCGAACGTATCTCCCGCCGCCTTCGCCGACCCGCCGAACTCTTTGTTCAGCTCGCCGATGATGATCTTCTGCGCCTCAGCCGTATGACCAGTATCGACGAGGCGTTGGATGACTGCCTTCTGCTTGTCCGAGAACGTGACGCCGACACGCGTCAGGGCGGTGAGTCCCTTCACGGGATCGTTCAGCGCTTTCCCGACTTGGATCGTGGCGCTATGGAGATCCTCTTTCATGGCGACCGACATGTCGAGCGTCGCTTTCGTCGCCTGGTTGAAAATGTCGTTACCCTTGCCCGCCTCGTTCCTGACGTTGCGGAACGTGAGGAGGAGGTTCTCGCCAGACTGGATCGTCTCGTCGTCGACGCCCGAGAGCATCGACAATGAGTCGGCCATGTCGTTTACCTGTTTGCTGGAGACGTGGGCTGCGCCTCCCGTCGACTTGAGAACGGCCGCGGTCTGCGCCTGCACCTTCTGCGCCTCCATCGCCTGTTTCACCGATAGGGCGAGGCCGGTGACGATTCCGGTCCCGATAGCCGCTCCAGCTACGAGGCTCGCCTTCCCGACGGCAAGCATGCCGCCGGCGACGTGGCTTCGCATTCTCCCTCCGAACGTCTGCGAATCATGCGACGCTTTCCCGAGAGCTCGGGAGAGACTCGACGTGTCGCCGCTGATCTTGACGTTCAGGGTGCGGTCAGCCACGCTGCGCCTTCTTCACCGCATCATCCTCAGCCTTCATATAGTCGAACATCTCTTTCAGACTATGGGGTTTCACTCGGTGCATCTCATAGGGCGGGATGTGGAACGTGGCGGCTAGTCGCGGACTCCAGCCGCCTTCAGGGTCGTCACCCGGCTCCCAACTCGAGCGTTTCGTGCGGCGGCGCCGGCCGCGTCGGAAGGAGGGAGCTGCTCATCCCCCTCAGCGGGTATCTCTGGTTCATCATCGGTTGACCATTGGATCTCGCTGACCTTTACGCGTTCCGCCTCCTCACGCGTAATCGGAGACCCTGCTTGGCGCTTGGCGATCATCACGACCGCTACGAGCATGTCCGGATCCGCCATGTCGATGTCGTCGACGCTAGAGGCAGTGATTCCGGCGATCTTCTTGAAGATGGCGAGGTCGCCGAGATCGAAGTCGAATGAGAAGTCGTAGGGTTCTCCATTGATCGTGATCGTACTCATCTAGAAGCCTGCTCCTTTGCCGAACTCGTCGGCTACCCAATCTACGAGCGTCGAGAGTTCATGCTGCACGAGGGGGCGTTGCCGCTCAAACGAGGCGTGTAGGGGATGGTTCGATGACGACGCGTATTCGACGCGTTTCGGGTAGGGGTAGCGACTGTATTTGGGGCTCGTCTTCGTGGCGGTGACTCGGATGAGGATGCTTCCGCGTCTGAGCGCTGGACGGGCGGATGACGCCATTTTCCCGGTCTTCTTCGGAGCCGTCGCCTGATAGTCGATGATGACCGGGATGGCGGCGCGTTTTAGCCGCGTCTGGAGTTCCTTCTGGAGTCCCTTGTCGATCCGGCCGAACGCGCGGATCAACTGTGGCAACCCCTCGACCTCGACGACACGCGCCGCCATCTAGTCGGCGGTATCCGTCGTCCGATAGACCAGGGATGGGAGCGTCGACCCGTCGTAGAGCGCCTTCCCCGATAGGGTCTGCGTGACGACGTCGGGGCCGGACACGTCGGGAGACTCGCCGTCGAACCGGACGTTCGGGACGGTCAGCGTGACGGTGTAGAAGTACGTCGGGGTGACCGCTTCGATCTGAGCTCCGACCCATGTCCCGGTCAGAGTGGTGAGCGTCCCGTTCACGTAGAGGTTGTATGCGGCGGTCGATTCCATCTCGGCTTCGACCTGGACGGCGAGGTCCATGAACGCGTTGTTGATCGGCTCCTTTTTCAGCGTCGACGAGCGGGCGAAATACCGGTCGGTCTTGAGGCCGCGGTCTGCTGAGACGGTGATGTTCCGAACTGCCCAGTTCCCAAGCGACGAGTTCGTGATCATCCCTCCGACGAAGGTGAGCGGAACGAGGTTCGACGGGTATGAGGCTGAGGCAAGGCCGATGGTCTGGTCTTCGTCCTGCGCGTCGATCGTCGTTTTCAGCATCAGGATCCCGTCGACCGCGTTCGACAACTCCCACGCCGCGATCTTGCAGCCCTTGTAGGTGAATGGGTTGACGGTGCCGTTCGTGTCGGGGATGCCGAGCTGGACGGTGAGCGACCGCGTCTGGTAGAGGTCCGAGAAGGTGTAGGTGTGGTCGCGGGTCAGGACGCCGTTCGTCGGAGTCGAGATGTTCGACGTCCCGAACATGTGCTTGAACAGGAGGCCATACCCGGTCTGGTCTACTTCCCAGTTCACGTCGCCGGCGACTCCCTTCTTATTCGCCGCCCAATGATCCGACCGGAGCACATTCGTGCCGGTGCGGAGCGCTGCCGACTCGATCCGCTGCACATCGAGCTTCAGCGACTCGTCGATGAACTCCAAGAAGCGGGTGACCGTGACGGCGTCGCCATACCCCGTACCGGGGACAGTGGTAGCGACGACGGGGTTCGGGCTGGTGGATACCGTCATCTGCGGGACGTTCCGCTTCCCGACGAGGCTCCCCGAAAACGTGACGGTGATCGGCGCCGTGCCAAGCGGCCCGCCGCTGCAAGAGACGCCGTTCGCTCCGATGTTGCCGAGCGCGTTCAGCGCTGTCTGGACGTTCGCGGCGGACGCCGTCGTAGACGCGATCTGCGCAGTCGTCGCTCCGTCGAAGGTGATCGTCCAGTTCCCCGACGACGCGGCATTCGTGAGCGTCTGCTGCTCGTTCGTGAACACCTCTTCGGCCATGCCGATCTGTGCGCTGAGGCCAGAGCCGACTGCCATTACGAGTCACCCCCATCCTTAGCGGCCTGCTTCGTCTGGCGATCGACAGGCTCCCAATTCTCCGCCTGCTCCGCGAGCAGGGCGGCGTGGTCGTGCGTCGTCTCGTACACCTCGCCGGGCAGGACGGTGGTGCTCCATGACCCGTCAGGGTTGACGACGACGACGCCTTCTGCGTGGGGGCCGCGATAGCGGACGCGGCCCTTGCTGGTCTGTGCCATCACAAGCCTCCTAGTTTCGGCATCGACAATCCAACTGCAACGTGATCCGCGTCTCGACTCGCTCCGCGTCCGCCAAGCTCTGGAGTTGGAATCCCGCCGGCAACACCCAAAGCGCGGTGTTCGATTGGCGGGGATCGGTCAGGACGGCGCTCCTAACCTCGCCATAGAGCACGAACGCGCGAGCCTCCGACGCGACCTGGTCATCCCCCGAATGCGACACGCTGATGATGATCTCCTGGAGCCACCGCTCATCGCGTGGCAATGTGGGGGCGAGGGTGGGGGCCGTGTCCTGCATGACGGCGTCGCCGATCCAGACGAGCTCGTCTTCGAGGGCGTTGACGGGCGACCCGATGTCGACGAAGACGCCGGCGAGGCCGGGGCGAGCCTGGAGTTGCGCGAGCAGCGTCGCGCGGACGGTCGGCACCGATGAGAGCCGCGTTGTCACAACACCCACCGCCGATACGGTGCGAGCAGTCGGAGCGCGCCAGCGGGGAGGCCATAGCTAGAGTCGATCGATCCGGGGTAGACGACGCGGGGATCGTCCTGGAGGATGTCTTGCGCGCCGTACCCGGCGATCGAGCGGTCCATCCATGCGCCGACGGTGCGAACCGCCGCCATCTTCACGTCGTTCGGGACGGTGGCGAAGCCCCATGCTCCGGTGATGTCGATCAGGGCGTACCCGAACTTCGTAGCGACCGTCGAGAGGACGGGAGCTGTCGGAGCGAGCCGGAGCCGCTTATACGTCCCCGTAAACGTCGTGACTGGTTCGAGCATATAATCCGTCGTCTGAGTCAAGGCGACGGGCGACGATGTTTCCGGGTTGAGGCTGACCGATGATGCTGTGCGGAGGTCGTAGGGGCCGAGTTCGACGACGCCGCCGATCATCGCTTCAACGCGGAATCTGCGCGTGGCGCTCGTAGTCGCTGGTGCGAACTCTCGGTCGGTATAGCGGATGATCGCCTGTGACGCGCTCGTGATGAGCGTCGGGATCAGGTCATCCATCTTGGTGTATTCCTGGCGGAACACGAGCATTTCGCGGACATCGGCGACAGTGCAGAGATCGGCGGTCGACGCCTGGGCGTGGCTGCGGAAATAGATGGCGAACTCGGGCGTGTCCTGCGTCTTCGCCGAGGTCGTGACTGTCCACCAGCCGACGTATTCGCCAGCCGTGTCGACGTCACCCGATGCCCAGTCATATCGGACAGTCCCAGCCGGTGCCGAGACGATGACGGCGGTCGCAGCGTTCACTTTCGGCACCGAACTGGTGCGGAGCCGCATCGAGAACGTGACTCCGCTAGCACCTGTCAGGTCGATCGCGGCGCCGGTCGAATCGTTCGAGATCGTGTCTGCGAGGCTAGGGTTGCGGTTCCCGACGAACTGAAAGATGTCAGCCAAGGCTCACTCCGGTTCCGACGCGTAGCCGCCGCCGCTGGGATCGGTCGAGAAGCCTGGGGGGTGCGGTTCGGACGCGAATCCTGGAGGTGACGGATTGGTGCCGTACTCTCCTGGGCTGTGGCGTGTCGCATATCCACGGGACGGATCGCTGCCGAATCTGCCGGTCACGATCGCCACTATGCCGGTGGTTACGATGACTGGGACGAGCGCAGACGCTGCGGCCGATGCCGCGGATGGTGTGACCCTGACGATCAACGTCGGCGTGAGCGCCGATCCAGTCGCTGTCGCTACGGGTGGCAGTATCCTCGTCGCCAAGACCGGAGCGAGAGCCGACGCCGTAGCTGTAGCTACGGCGGGGAGAACCTGAGATGCGAGGGCGGGGGTGA